CGCAGAGTCCTACACCTTTACTGATGGCGAGTGGGTTATCTCCTACGAAACCACAGAAAAGAATGTAGATGACCTCAAGGCAGACCTGATCTCAAAGATCAAAGCCAATGTAGGCGCGTTGCTTGCACCATCAGACTGGATGGTTATTCGACAGGCAGATGGCGGTAAGGCTTTACCAGAGGCGTGGGCAACGTACCGCAGTGAAGTGCGTACCCACGGCAACAGTCTTGAATCAGGTGTAGAGGCGTTTGCTTCTCTGGATGCGATAAAGAACTTCCAGAACCATGAGGTGCAAGAAGAGCGATACCTGTCAACTTATGACGAAGAAGGTAATGAAACTATTACCCGCAACACTGAAACCGTTACACGCACTGTAGACAAAACATACTGGGGTTGGCCTACGGCTCCTGATGCAAAGGCTGACCCACATCACGTTAGGTACATATAATGGCATTAGAAAGCGCAACATATATAAGTGGTCTGGTAGACACAAACCCTAGTGGATCAGACTCTATTAGTCAGGGTGACGATCATCTACGTCTAATTAAGTCTGTACTAAAGAATACGTTGCCTAATGCAGATGAGGCTATCAACGGTATTCATACTGGTACGTCAGCGCCATCCCCTACCACTACAGGCTTGGTTTGGTTTGATACCTCAAACAATTTAATCAAGATTAGGAATGAGGCAGACAGTGATTGGATTACTCTGATGGCCTCAGAGGGAAGCAGGCTTCTTAAAACTACTCACGATATTGAAGCAACGACCTCTACGTTCAGATCAGACAGTTATGTTGATATAGGGTGGTCAATTACCCACACCTGTGTATCTTCTTCGTCTACTTTGTATATTCAAGTAGATGGAATGAATGACATTTTCTCAGCATGGGATGGGGGAAGCGACCATCAATACACCTATATAAGGTTGGCAGATACTTCTGGAACTTTAATTACTGGAACTACGGATAACATTCTTGTCGGTGATATTAAATCCAAGGTTGATTCTGGATTGTCTAGTGAAGAATACGGATTTGGGTTCTCACATCTTTGGAAAGTGACAAGCGCAAACAGACCGACTCCCGATTCAGGAACAACCTATACGTTTGATATATGGTCTAAACAGCCTACTGCAAGTGGTGGAGGAACTACATTCCACGACGGAACAATGATGGTTTGGGAGATTGAAGAATGAACAACGTAACACTTAGTAACATTCTTTGGGCCGCAGTTCCTAATGAGGGATTCGCTATATACGGATCAGTGGAAAATGAATCAGACTATAACAGCAATGTTGTATACAACGACCCAACAAAGAAACCATCATGGGCAACAGTGCAGGCAGGGCAAGACCCGGAGCAATGGAATGTAGTTAAGGCAGAGCGCAAGGGTAAACTTGTCGCTTGTGACTGGACTGTTTTGTCTGACGTTCCTATGTCTGATTCTAAGAGGACAGAATGGGAAGTGTACCGTCAGGCTTTGAGAGATGTAACCGATCAGTCTGATCCCTTCAACATTACTTGGCCCACACCACCAGAATAATGCCCTTAGTCCCTATCGAAAACTTAGGCCAGATAGGAATTATAAAGGATACCCCTCCGTATAATCTCCCTCCTAACGCATGGTCTGATGGAAACAATGTAAGGCTCTTGGATAACGGCGTAAAGAAAATCGCCGGATACCAAGAGGTGATGGCTACTTGCCCATTCGCCCCTTACTACATTCATCCGTACCTTACGGTTGCAGGAATCTACTACTGGATTGCATACGGAGCCACTGACATAGCGGTATGGAATGGCTCTACATGGACTGACGTAGTAAGGCAGACTACACTTACTCTTAATGGCGCTGTAGCGCATAATAATGGAAGTATTACTGTAGATACTGGCTCGGCTTTAAGCGCACTCCCTTCTAGCGGAACATTAGATATTGGCATAGACACTGGAACTACAAATCAGTATGAACAATTAACTTATAGTTCTTTAGATACATCAACAGGCGTAATTACGCTTTCATCTAATACATTGTATGCACATCCTGATGGTGCTGTTGTTACCCCTTCTGGTAGTACAGGAACCTCTGACAATGATTATGGGGCTAACACCACAGATAAAAGGTGGACGGCTACTAATTTAAATGGTCTTGTTGTTGCCACTAACGGATATGATACCCCCCAAATGTGGCCCCTTAGCAGTGGTATCCCATCGTTGGGTACTCCGTTTATGGAGTTGCGTAACTGGCCCTCTGGAAACAAGTGTAAGGTTATACGGTCTTTTAGAACATTCCTTGTTGGCCTAAACTGGGAAAGAACTAATGAAGAACCTCGACTTGTTAAGTGGAGTACAGAAGCGTCATTCGGTAATCCTCCTTCTACATGGGACGAAACGGATGCTACGTTAGATGCCGGTGAGTATGAACTCTCAGATACGCCGGGGGATATTATAGACGGTTTGCCTCTTGGTGACTCGTTTATCATCTACAAGGATGACAGTATCTACATTATGAACTATGTGGGTACTCCTTTTATATTCTCTTTTAAATTGTTGTCACCCACCATTGGCTTGTTGTCTAAGGAAGCCGTAGCGGAGTTTGAGGGTGGACATTTCTTTATGGGCAACTCTGACTTCTATGTGTGTAATGGTCAGACTGTAACCCCTATGCTGACTAACAGGCTTCGTAGAACTGTGTTTGACGAGTTAAACGGTGACAACTATCAGAAGTGCTTTGTTGCCGCAGACTACGTTAGAAACGAAATGATGGCCTGCTATCCCGCAGGATCATCTACTGTAGCAAACAAAGCCCTGATCTGGAACTGGAAGGATAACACATTCTCCTTCCGCGATCTGCCTGATACTTCACACATTAACTCAGGTATTGTAGAGATTACAGCAGGCGCTACATGGGATGCCGCATCAGGAACGTGGGATGCCGACTCAGACCCTTGGGGCGCTACTAACTACGATAACGTAGTAAAAAATATTGTATTCGCTGATGTTACCAATACTAAGATATTCAGGGATAACAAGGGCAACAAGAAAGACACAGCCACCATGTCTGCTTACATTGAGAGAAGCGGGTATGACTTGGGTGATCCACAGTCTGTCAAGTTTGTATCTGCCGTATATCCTCAAATTGAGGTAAGCGGAGATAACACGGTAAGCGTATACATTGGCAGGCAGATGAGTACAGAAGAAGGTATTACATGGGAAGGGCCAATAGCCTTTAATCCTAACTCACAGTCTAAAGTATCATGCAGGGTAAGCGGTAAATACTTTGGGATTAAGGTAGAGTCTGATACCGACATTGATTGGAAGTTGCATGGACTAGCCTTTGAGGTACAGAAAAGAGGGCTAAGAGGATCAAGGTCACATGGCTAACGCTTCATCAAAGAATATAAAGTCTGTAACTAGATGGACTCCTAACCCCGCTCCAATCAATAACGATCAATTATCTGATTACCTTTTTCATGAATTAAACAGATTATCAGATATTATATTTAATTTAGATGTAATGAGATTGGAGCAAACAAATGTTGATCCTGAAGATCAGGGCGGAACTAACAAAGGTAAACCAAGGGACGGTGATATAAGGTATGCGGATGGTACAAACTGGAATCCGGGCAGTGGCACTGGCATTTATGCTTACGTTGGGGGTGCTTGGACAAAACTCTAACGCAGACCCTATAGATGAATTCTACGGTGTACGATCTTCTTTCCTAACCGCAGAGAAAGCGCATCCTAGAATTTTTGACTGGAGGAATAAATACGGCACAAGCCTAATGTATTTATCCCCAAGTTACTCCGCAGAAGAAAAGACTCATTTCCGCAGTATTCTCAAGAACAACGGTGATACTCATATAGACCTGTACGCGCAGGCTCGTAATGGACATCTACCCGCAGGCGAACTACACCTGTATGATTACACCCATGAGTTTAACGTCCTCAATAACGATGGACTTAAACCTGTATTGTGGTTGATACCAGAGTCTAAGCATGGTGAGTACAAGCAGTCTATGGATGCTCATCTTGCTTTCCAGAATCAGATGGTACAAAGACATGACTCTCAGGTTGCGGGTTATGTTGTTTGTCTAGAGTGTGATGAAATGTTCTCAGCAGAACAGGTTAATGCTCTTGTTGCAAACCTAAAGTCAAAGACTAACAAGCCAGTAGCGGTACATCTAGCCCCCGGAGTTGGCGGGTTTAAGAAAGACACACGCTATTACAAAGGCGCTGACTTTATATACTTGCAGATAGGAGATCACCTTTCTGGTGACTACGTTGCGGATTCTAACATGGCTGTTACTATGTTAAAAGATGCTAT